ATTACGGCGATTTCTGGCACTATCCCAGTTCCACTTTCCAATGGTCAGGTCTATTACATTGGTGTTCTGGATGCGTTGACCATTCAAATCTACAATGACTCTCTTAACGCACAGGCAGGTAATTATCCACTTTCCCTCCAAAGTATAGTAGGAGCAGGGCCATTGAAATTCCTAGACTCTAGGACTTCATTCGTTGTCACTGCTCTTCAATTCGCATCTGCTCCTACTATCGAAATAACAACGGCAAATCCACTTACTTTCCCGTCTGGGCAAACTTTGCCTATTGGATTGCGTTCTGGAGTTACCTACTTTGGAAATCTGCTAGACGCAACGCACCTTCAAATCTTTAGTTCTATTTCTGACGCTCAAGCAAATGTTAACGAGGTTCACACGACTGGGTCTACAAACCCAGTAAACGTCGATATCCGTAAGGAAATCGTTCCAGAGACAAAGTTGACATTCAGCATAGATCACTTGCTTACCCAAGGTGATCAGGTGCAAGTCTTCACATCTGGGGGAACGCTTCCACAACCCTTGCTGGCAAATCAAAACTACTTTGTTAATATTGTAGATACAAAAGCGGTTTCGATCCACACGACACAAGCGGACGCACTTGCATCTTCTCCTACGAATTTCGTAAATCCAATTAAAATCACATCTGCTGGAGTTGGTACAATTTCACTAGTTAAATTAATTGCAGCGTCTACAATTGCAGGAGAATCAAGCCAGATCACCGCACCGGGCCTATCAATTGATTCACCATCTGGATCAGGAGCAAACTTCACTCCAATCGTTGTTGGAAGTGTTACCTCTGTTAATTTGTCTGATCAAGGATCAAGTTACACAACAGATCCAACAGTAGTATTTTCTGCACCACCATCTCCACCTTCTGGAAGCACAATTTCCGTTAGAACGGCAACTGGATATGCTATTCGTAATACAATCACATATCAATTAGCTTCAATAGTGATAAGTGATCCGGGATTTGGATACACAAACGCTCCGTCAGTAACAATTACTGCACCAATAGTTCCAAACATTTATAATGTTACAAGTTTAATTGTTTCTGCAAGTACACTAGTTACAGCAACAACACAAGGAACACATCCATATAGAACGGGTGATATTGTGTCAATTTCAAATGCTAATAACGCTATTTTCAATAATGAATTTTTAGTAACTAATACTGGAGCAAATACATTTACATTTGAGCTACCATCTACTGCCACAAATCCAGCACCAGTTGTTCCACCATATTTTAAAGCCCAATTAAAAATTGGAACTCAAGCTATTGCAACGGCAACAGTTCAAACATCATTTGTGATTGGATTTAGTCAAATTTCTGGAGGTAATAATTACCAAAACCCACCACAAGTAGAAATAACAAGCGGGAGTGGGTCTGGAGCAACTGCAACTGCAAATATAAATAAGACAAATTTAGTTGTTAATGGAATAGCCAAACCATCACCAACACTTGCTACTGCAACAACAATTTCACCACATGGATTTAGATCAGGTCAAACAGTAACAATTACAGGAGCATTGGAATCCGATTATAATGGAGACAAGGTAATTCAAGTTCCCAAAATTCCAACAAATGTTACAAGCATTATAAAGGCATCTGCAACAGACACTCTAGCAACTGTCACAACGGCACTCCCACACAATTATGTTACAGGAGATAGAGCAACGATTAGTGGATGCACTGGAACTTCTATAGCATACAATGCAACATGGAGTGTATTTGTTATTGGATCTGATACTTTCCAAATTGTAGTTCCTTCCACTACTCCAACACCAGCACTTCCTGTTAGTGGCATTGTATCCACAATCGACAGCAAAACAGCAACAACATTTGATTATTCTGTTTTAGCTATAACATCAACACCAGCGACAACAACAGCTGGAATTAATGTATCTTCTGGAGAAGTAACTAGTTTGACAGTTGTAACTAATGGAACTGGTTATACATCTGCTCCTAATGTTATAATTACTCCATCCACTGGGGTCTTTGTTCAGTTTTCATCGACTGGAACAATGCCAAATCCATTGGTTTCTGGAATCTCATATCGAGCAGAAATACCATTAAATCCATCAACTGAAACATTTACAGTTAAAAACGTTGATTTTAGCAGGTTGAATATTACATCTTCTCCAACTGGAAGTTTTTATGTGGTTCTTTCCCGCGCTTTTGGAGTTGCGTTTACGAGTAAGTGGCTAGGTAATTTTAATAATCTTACAACACCAGAAACCATTTACTGGGGAACGGACTACTTGTTGCCAACAACAAGTCCCGCGATTGATAATGGTGCAACTCCAGCATATCTAAATGTATCATCTGCATCGGTTGCTAGAGCATATACCTCATCGGTAGATGCCATTGCTGGTGGAACAACTGGTCAAATTAATGTGGTATCATTCGGAACTGGTCAATCGTACTACGCGAAACGATTCTCTGTCTCTCCGCTTCCATACAACGATCTAATCCAGCCATCTTCCGTGCAATACTTGCAGGAAAATGAGACTGTGAAGTTTTCTACAAGCGGAGTTCTACCTTCTCCTTTGGTTGCTGGAACGGACTACCAAGTTAGGGTGATTGGTGATAGCGTTAATGTGTATTCTTCATCAGTTCTGGTTCCAATCACAACCCCCGGCACTGGTCAATTGTCGCTCGATATTCAACGCACATTTACGGCATCCCCATCCACAAGTATCGTTGCTGACGCTTCGCTTTACACTACGGGTCAATCCGTGACTGTACGAGCCGATTCAGGTGATGTGCTTCCATCTGGTCTTGTGGCAGGAACGACATATTTTGTTCGTCGCATCGACAATGATGAATTTGAGTTGTACACTACCAAGTCACAATCTCAGAACCTAACTAGCACAACTGGCAGGATTTCATTTTTGACAAGCGGACTTTCCACGGACAGCAAGTTCTTCGTCGATGCCATTCAAGATCCAACCTTAGTGAAAAGTGTCGCTAATATTCAAAAGCCAATCACGGATGGGTTTGTTAGTTTGTATGCAATGGACTACGGGCGCAGCAACGATTTGACATTGATTGGTCAATACCACCCACAAGAAGTCAATCCGCAGTACAGAAGGATTCGCATTGGCAAACCATGCGCGTGGGCAAGAATTGCCTATCGTATTAAGCCTCCAGTTATCACTTCAAAGTACGACTTTATCCCGATTGAGCATACACGCGCAATCATTTGCGGAGTCCACGCTTGCGACTTGGAAGATAAGGATTTTGCTGAACAATCGCTACGTTACTGGGGATTTGCCTTGGCATATCTGAAAAATCAGCAAGAACACCAAGATGGTCACGCATTTGTTCCACCACAGGTGAATGGTTTGACGTATGGTGATGGAACTGATCCAGTTATGTTCTAGCAATGAAAAGTGAAAACATTACATCAGGAAGACTTAAAAAAGTCTCAACAGGATGGATTCAAGGAGTAAATTCCGTTCGCAACCCTTGGTCACTGCCTGAGAACCAATTCAAGTGGGGGGTTAATGTAACTGTCCGTGGAGGTATCGTGCAAACAAGGCCGGGGCATAAAATGCAACTCTCCCTTCCCGCTGGCAACTTCCAAGGTGGTGTTTTGTTTTCCTCTAACAAGCAAAAAGAAGCGGCACTCACACAAGATCGTGATGGGGTAATTACAACAACTCCAGCTAAAATCTTCGACGTGGATGGAAATGGTGTTGTTGCAAGCGAGTTGTCTTACATGGTTTTTGCTGTAAACGGAAACGTCTACTTCTCTCCATTTCCTCTAGTCCAGCCAAGCAACTGGGAAGATTTTCGGCTGAAAAACATTGCGATGTCACCAGACGTTGATCAGTTCGTATTTGCACTTGCCACACGTTCAGCAAACCTATCGACTGGATCTCAAGAATTCGCTACACCAGCGCATCGAATTGTAATGATCCAAGACGGCATTTCATACCCTTCGTACTGGGATGGTGCTGATAAGGCAGGTGTTCAACTTTCCACGATCCCCGTTGGATACTGGATGGCATACTCTGGAAACAGAATGTGGATTGCCGATAAAAATATCGTACTTGCATCCGATTTAGGTGATCCAACCTCATTCCAAGAACGTACAACTGGCACTTCCCGTGGTGACTTTAGCTTTTCACGTCCTATCACTGGCCTGACAAGTTATGTTGGTCAAGATACGTCAACCCGATTGATTGTCTTTACAGATCGTTCTACCTTCCAGCTTAAATCAGGCATCCTTGATCGAGATCAATGGGTCACAACTGAAAACTTCCAATCTACACTTTACCCAACTGTTGGTTGCGTTGCAGGAAAATCAATCGCTTTCCAAGCAGGTCAAATGTGGTGGTATAGCCAAGGTGGTCTGATGACAGGTGATATTGCAGCGACATCGTATCTGTCCTCGCAGGTGCTGTATAAAGATGTTGAGATGGCAAGGGCTAAAAGATTGATGGCATCAGACCCAACCAAGATTTGTGCCACGGGTTTCGAGAACTACTTGCTCTATTCTATCCCTTACTTGCAGACATTAAATTCAGACACGATGGTAATGGACTACGCTGCCGCTTCCGAATGGGGAAGTGGGGAAAGCAGGTTCCCAGCATGGGCTGGAGTTTGGACAGGCACTCGTCCAGTTGAGTGGACTACAGGTGTTGTTGACGGGCAGTCTCGATGTTTTCATTTTTCTGTGGATTACGCAGCAACAAACGATGGATCATTTAACCATCTCTGGGAATCGTTCCAGCCAGAACGAGTGGATTCTTACCTTCAGATCAATCCAGACAAAACAACAACGACACTTTACAATCGGATTTACTCGCAGTTTGAAACTCCATTGCTTGGTGATGAGATGGATTTAAAGAAGTTTGTCTATGCCGAGATCGAATCAACGCAGATTGGTGGCACAGTTGACCTAAAAGTGTCCTACAGGGGCAGCAAGGGATCGTACAACTCAATCCTAGAGAAACGCATTCTGGCAGTCACTGCTGACTACCAGTGGGAAAACACACCATACGAATCGGAGATTAAGAATCTAGGGTTTTTGAACTCCCAATACAGAAGACTTACGACTGAATCCGCTCAACGCAATTCGCTTGTTTCAACGTGCGAGTCATACTTGACTGATGATGTTGATAAGGCATTCTCGTTACTAATCGAGTGGTGCGGTGAATTCGGAGTGGAAATTGTTCGACTCTTCATGGATCCTTGGCAGGAGAAATCCACTGGTGTTCCGCAGGGAGATGAGACGCAATCGTGCGTTGTTGCACAAACTGGTGAAACATTGTCGATTGATTTACTTCCGAATCCATACGAGCAACAATCACCAAACGACAACTCATATAGCGCGAAGGTTTGGAAGACTGTGACTTTGATCTGTAACGCTGATCCTACAAAATCGATTTCGGCTACGGCATCGGCAACATTCTTGTCTTACATCAGTTTTGAACACGCTCAAGAGGAGGCAGGAGTGCTTGCGATGCAATCCGCAACCTCCGCTGCTCAACAATTTAAAGCACAGAACCCTTGTTAATATGCCAAGCATCACCACAGCAACCAAAGAGGTCACTAGCTTCCCAAACAAGTTCATTAGCCCATTCGGTGATGATCCCGTGGTTCCTATTTACTCTTCAATCCCATTCACGACTGGTCAAAATAATTGCTTGCCATGCGCGGTGTGCGGTAGTAACTCTACTCGCAACAATATCCTGAAGGCACAGGCTGACAGATTTGCTAACTATACACAAACCATAGCCAATCCAGATGACATTCTGGTTGGATTTAATTAATATATATGAGGCCACAAATTGAATATAAACTTGTTCAAAAAGGAACCAATGAATTCTTGGAACTTGTTGATTTTGCTGAAGAATTCGATCATAAGATTATAGAGCATCCTAATATTAATGTTTATGCACATTATCGTGATGGTGTGCTATTTGGATATTCTGATCATGTTTTTATGCCAACTGTGTATCCAGCATTTCACCCTAAGTATACAAGACCACAAGATGTTATACAGGTGATGAGCGATTGGAAAGCGCATTCGCAACTTTCAAACTCACCGGGGTACATTGGTGTACCTTTAATCGATGAACGACCTAACTTTACAAACGAAATAATCCAAAAATTAGGGTTGACTCCTCTCAAAAGAGAAGTTTACTCTTTAACTTAATTAAACTTATGGGTGGCCAAACATACAAACCAGCAATTCAAAAGCCTAGACCTGATCTTAACATGAAAATGGCGGGTGACGCTAACAGGGGTATGTATGAAGGTCTTGCTTCTCAAGCTAGACTTACTGAAATGGCTACTCAGATAAAGCCGATTTACCAAGAGTTCAACCCTTATGAAGTATCTCGTCAAGCATTTGAGCTAGGAATTGACAGTTCAAATAAGGTAAGAACACTTGAAGAGTTAGTCGATCCACGCGCGGCTAGAATGAGAGCAGCTGGGTCAGAAATAATTGAAAAAATAACCTCCCCTGAATCTTGGCAGGAAAAGATGAATCAATGGGCTAAAACAAAAGGTTTGGCAAAAATGATGGGGACTGGAATCGACATGGGATCCACCATTGGCAAGTCTGCAATGTTCGACCAATCCACGGCACAAGGCAGGCAAGTTGCTTTGGAAGATTTGGCACTGCGTCAAAAGTACCTAGACGCAACTCAAATGCAGGGTGGAATTGACCCCGGTTCTTTGGTTGCTGCACAGCAAGCAGCAAAAGGACAAAACCAACAGAGTCTTCAAGAATGGCAACGTGGTGTCCTATCTGGCGCACAAAGTCTAGGACAAACCGCACAGGACGCAATTAACCGCTCGATGGGTAACATCCAATCTGCTCACACTGCAAACGTAGCAGACACACAAAATTATAACAATATGCGCAACCAAGTTATGGCACAAAACGCGCAAAGCAAAAATGCCGCAATGGGGTCATGGATCGGAGCAGGTGGTGCAGTTGCTGGTGCGGCTACTGCTGCAATTATTATTTGATGAAAAACCTAATACATAAAACAATCGATAAAGCAGTTAATTGGAACAAACAATGGCCGAATTCGGTCATCTTTTGGTCTGGTGGAAAGGATTCAACTGTCCTTCTACACTTTCTAAAATTCAAATGTGGAATTGATCTTCCCGTTGTTCAGTTTAGACAACCTAAATTCCGCGAAAGATATGCATATTCAGATAAACTAATTAAAGATTGGCAATTATCTGTATATGAATACCCAGCATTAAAATATGGTCTTTCTGATGGGCCTGATGTAGAAACTGGTGAGGTTAGATTTGATTTACTTCATTATTTCCCTTGGGGTAGTAATAACATAGTTCTATCTTTGGGAACTGAACGTCCTAAAGCAAACGAGCCATTTATGTGCGGTGTTGATGACTTTCTAATGCGTCCAACTGGAACATTTAATTTTCCGTGGAATGCAGTGTGGATCGGAACTAAATATACTGACACAGACTTGATTAAAGGTCATGTTCCATTGGCACAAGATATTCGTCACGTCGATGGAAGTCCAGTGTCACTCTACTTGCTAAAAGATTGGACTGACGAAGATGTTTACGAATATCTTGAAACAAACAACGTAAAACCAGACCCAACACGATATGTAAAGGGAAAGCATGGATGGATGAATAATCCAGACAAGTCACTCAATGCTGACTTCTATCCCACTTGCCTTAATTGCGTTGATCGTCACCAAGGCCCACACGTCGATTGTCCAAAGCTAAAAGCAAAGATCACGAATATTTCGCACCTTGCACCTTACGATGATATCGTAATACCAGACTTAGGATTTAAACCAGTGAATTGGAACAACAAAATAGAATAAAATTATGGGTGGATCAAACGGACAACAAATGCCTCAAATTTGGACAGGTGCAGGGAATGCAGGAAGTTCAATAGGATCATCGTCAACACCAGTGGCAAACAGTCAATTCGGTGGACTTCTTGGTAGTGCATCGAATGCACTTGGCAGAACAGGAGATACCATGCAGAATTTCTTTTCTGGAAAACTTGGAACAGGAGCGCAACCTCGACCAGACTATAAGCCAGACATGACTTCTCCTGAACAAAAGCAACAACAAAACCAATATATGAAAGATTTGTTGAGCAAAGCAGGGCAAACAGCATCTACTCCATATGATCGTGCGGCAAAATCGCAGTCTGATTCCGCTTCAGCGTGGTCTGCCATGCAACGTGGAAGTGGTGACGGAAGTGGCAGTCTTGGTTTTTCATCTATGGGTGGATATGATGTACCAGAGGCTGGTGATGAAAAAGTATCGCAAGGATGGGCAGATGCGTTTAAGTCCGTTGGAACTGCTGCAATTGGTGCTTATGCAAAAAAGGTAGGTGGTGATCGCGAGACTTTTGGTGGTGCAAATAAAATGGGATAATGGACGATGAATACGACTGCAAAAAATGTGGTGCTTGTTGTTGCTTCAAATGGTCTTGGCCTGTATTGCGACGAGATCGATCTGATGCGACTGGTATCCCGAAAGAGATGCAAAGGGAAGACTACCCGTTAATGAAAACGACTGACTCTCGATGCGTTGCCTTGGACGGAAAAGTTGGTGAAAAAGTGTGCTGTATGATCTATGCAGACAGACCGAATTCTTGCAGACAATTTCAACCCGGTTCTGATCTTTGCAAAGAAGCGAGAAAGAAATTGACAATTTGAAATATTAAATGTATTTCACTAACAACAACCAAACAATTAACATTAAAATTAAGGAGTAATATTATGGGAGGAGGAGGAAAAATGCCGAAACCAGCACCAGCACCAGACAACACGCCAGTGTTGCTTGAGCAAATGCGTCAAAATAGAGAAGAGTCATCCCGCGCTCGACGCGAAACGGATCTTTCTCAACGCAACGCTATGATTGAGGCCCAAAACCAGCAAGCGTCAATGCTTGCGCGTGAGGGGTCACAGCGCGCACAGCAGTCCATTGGTGGCATGAATGCACTAAAGGCAGCAGAGGATGCCGCTGCACGTCAACGTAGCTTGCTTGCGGCACAAGGTGCAGGGGCAGCCGCGACAGGAACTGGCTACGACATCAACACTGCTCGTCAAGGTGCGCTCGCTAACCTTGGTGCAGCATCTGGAGTACTCCCATCCACTGGTGCTAACATTTCAAACCCAAACATGATTAACCCTGCAATGACAACCGCAATGGCAAATCAAGGAGCGGGTGGTGGCAGTTCCCGTGTAAACCAATTCGCAGTTCCTTCAGCATCTGGACTAACATTCGGCGGGGTATAACCTTATGGCACTACCCACTGGTGGCTATTCGTACACTCCACAGATTGCAAATCTGGGAGCGAGTCCTCTTTCTGCGTTGAAACCTCTCGACGTTGGAGTAAGCATTCAGTTTACTCCAATGCCGAAATACGAGGTTCCATCCGCGCAGCAGGAGTTAGTCAGCATGGGTGCTGCAAAGGGGTTCCAAGCGTTAGCTGAACCTGTTTTTGCTGCGATTAAGGCAAAAGATGATAAGCTTCAAAAAGCAGACGATGAAGCTCTAAAATTCGAAAGAGACAAAGCACTTGCTAAAATCAGATCAGAAAAGACCCCAGAAGAATTGGAGTATAATGCAGCAAGACTTGCAAACATTAAATCTTTAACAACAGAACGTGGTGGAGATAAGGTTCCTATTAACACAAAAAGAAAAGGGTTTTTCAAAGATCCAATAACTCCATCTGCTAATTTTGATGATTTACCAGAAGTCCCATCAGATCCATCTAAAGCCGAGGATTCAACACAGACATTAGCACCACTGTCATCCGTTGATGAAGAGTTGCCAATGCCAGATTTGAGTAGGTTTAAAACAGGCGGGGTTTTATCTGATATTTCATTTGAACCAGTTATCTCACAAGAGCAAATTGCAGCTGTTACAAATCCTCCCCTTAGAAATATTCAAGCCGCAACTGGAGGAGTTATGGTTCCTCCAGCACCTGTGCCTGAACCTGAGGTTCGTACTGCAATCCCCGTCACTGCAACCCCAGAGGTTCGTCCTGCTGCTCCATTATATGAGCCTAACGATTTAATTGCTCCATATGAAAGTTGGGAAGATGCTGAAATGGCAAATCAAATGCTTGCAAAGCAACTGCCAAATTATGAAGTAAAGCCCGTTAAGCAGCAGATTATTGATGGTCAAACTTATTATTTCGTTGAACCTCCTGTTAAAAAACAAACACAAGAACAAATCCCATCTAATTTAGCAATTAAAAGTGCTAAAAAACAAGTTGGTGATGTAACTTACGATTTGATACCCAAGGGTGAAATTAAACAGCAAGTCAAAGCATTAAAAGAACCTCTTGGTGAAATCGATACGATGCTTCGCACCATTAATCAGATCAGAAGCATTTATAAAGGCATTTCTCCCGGTGTCGGAGGTTTAGCAAATTGGCTAAGTTATATCCCCGGCACTGATGCTTCGGACGTTGAAAAGCTAACCAAGACCTTGCAAGGTAATATTGCATTCAAAAAACTTGCAGACATGAAAGCGGCATCTCCAACAGGTGGTGCTTTGGGTGCGATTAGTGAAAAGGAATTAAGTTTGTTGGCATCTAATCTTGGGTCAATTGATCCAAGCCTAAGTTTCTTTTTGTTTAAACAAAACATTGATGAGATTGAAAATATTGTATCAAGGGCAAAAGAAGGAATTAAAGAACAAATTCAATCTGTTGAAATGCCGCAAAACTTTCAACCCATTCAATCGCAAGAAAATCTTGTAGAAATTAAATCGCAAGAAGATTGGAAAAAATTAAAGTCTGGGCAAAAATATATTTTTAACGGGGTTACTGGAATTAAAAAATAATATGGCATGGCAACCACCTGAAGATGAATTAGACACTAATGTTCTACAGCAATCGAAACCTCCTGAAGATGAATTAGTCAAAAATATCCCAGATCAATGGAGTCCTCCTAAAGCTGAATTAGTTAAAAATATTCCAGATCAATGGAGTCCCCCTGAAGATGAACTAGATAATAGTCCTACTAAAATTAAAGACGCAGGTACGCTTCAACAAATGAAGCAATCAGGACAAGAGTTGACCCGTGAGCAAGAGAGAATTTTGTTTGATGCTGAAGATAAAAAAGAGTTTACACAAAAAGCATCCGAGGCAGTCACTACTTTTGTTCCTACTGGGATTGAAATTGCAAAGCAACTTGGAACTGGAGCGGGTGAATTCTTGTATAAAGGCATTTTAAAGCCAATTGATTCAATGTCCCAGTCTGATGAAGAGGCTGAAAAGACATGGAAGGAAGCAAAAAACACATGGAGATCTGGAGTTAGTGGAGTTGCTGGAGACATTCAAGAAACATCAGATGCCTTGGTTCGATTCTCAATGTTTGGCAGCAGCATTACTGATAAATTGCTTGGAAAGTCTAATGATGAGCGATTTGAAAAATATATGCTTCGTGAGGGTATGCGGCAGTTTGCTCAAAAAGTGTATGCTGATGATCCTGACAATGCCGCTCGTTTACTAGCTGAAAATCCATTGCTTCAAAAATTTGCTTATGCAGCTGCTTTGGCTCAAGGAGCAACTCCAGAAGAAGCAGAACTTTCTAAAAAAGCTTATGAAGAGTTGGTAAAGGAACAAGGATTAACTAAGGACGAGATTAATGAAAATGTTTCGATGCTTGGTGAAATATTGTCACCGATTTCATTACCGGGAACCAACCGCATTACCAACACATTTGCAAAAGCCACTGGCAAGGTTACACGAAAAGCTGGAGAATTGGCTTTAAGGGGTGTTGTTGCACCACTTGCAAAGGGAGTGGCAAAAACCGCAGGTGGACTGGAGTCTGGCATTGAAAAGATTCAAGGTGCTTTACGCAAGATTGGTGAATATGCGGTTGGAGATCCAGATACATTTGTAAAAACAGCAACAAACACAATTGTTGGCCCTGCAAAACTACCTGCCAAGATGACAAGAGGCATTGCAACAACCATTGGAGATGTTGCAGGTCAAGCAGGGTTGGGAAGACGAGGAATGTTTGAGTTAGCGGGACGTGCATCAACATCTGGTGAGCTTACCAAGAAACTTTTTGGGCCACAGGCATTGGGTGGAAAAGGACGCGCAAGGGTTGCTGACTGGGCAGTGCGTCAATCTAACGCTATTATTCAACCTGCCGTTAATGGTGCTGTATTGAATGTGGCACTTGGATTGCCTGATATTGAGACTGCGCGCGATCTTGGCTATAGTGCTGGAGTTGGAGCAGGTATTGGAGCGTATGGTGGAGCAAGACTAATGGAGCGTGGTGGTGCTTTTATTGATCCAACAACTGGGCTTGCTGAAAAGATAGATGCCATTGTTACACCAGATCCGTCTCAATTGCGTAAAGATGAAGATGCGGACATTCAGAGATTCATTAAAACCGCTGATCCAACATTGATGTCAAGCATCGATGAGTTGTCGAATGTCAACAACATCAAATCTGCTCTTGATCTAAAAATCAAAAATCTGGAGGCAAAAAAAGTTGCTCAGATAAACAAGGATGACGAGCGTCGAATCCAAGATCAAATTGATAATTTTGCAGAACAACGAAAAGCTTTAGACAAATCGACTCCGCAAACTGAAGCGGAAATCAAACGTCAAGTTCAATTGAGCTTCACGGATGCAATGGACTTGGCAAAGACCACTGGAGCGGCAGCAGGGTTGAATAACATTCAAGTAAAGGTTCTGCGTCCAGATCAGATGGAGGACTTCTACCGCAATCTGTATGGAAAGACATTAACTGATGCGGAAAGTGTGCTTCAACAACTTGTTGGCAACCCTCGTTTGTCTCCATCAGAGAAAGAGATGCTTGGTTTAGCCGATCAAACCATCAAGCAATATCTACAAGATGTAGCTGGATCCTCTACCGCAAGAGGGTTTGCAATTTCAGAACAGACTGGGAAACCAAACCATCTGAAGATGCAAAATCAGACAGGTGCAACAGTTGTAATCAATGGTGATTTGGTAACTCAAATGGGACGTGATGGACTTAACCTTGGTCGAGTTATCAATCACGAAATGCAACACGCATTATCAAACTTCCAAGAAGTTCGTGACATGATTGCGCCAATCCGCAAAGAACTTTTCGATCAAAAAGTAATTAACGCAGATGGCACATTTGAAGTTGTTAAAAAAGGTGTAATTCCAGACTCTGAATTGGATAAGTTTGCATTGCAATATGCTGCCGCAATGGATGCCTCTGGTGGAGCGTCATTCTTGTCGAACTTTGCCAATCAAGACCAGTTGAGGAACTACATGAAAGAAGAGTATCTGTCAGAGTTGGCAGGTCTTTCTGGTGGAATCCAAGGTAATCTACGGGGCAACCTAGATTCCGTGGGACGTTCTGTTGTGGACTGGATTGAAAGTCGAACAAAGAATGGTGCGCTAAAACGAGTCAAAGAAGCACTTCGTAATTACGGAGTCATTGTTGATGACCAAGGGCAATTTTCATCTGTTATTGGTGGAGAACTAAACCCAGAGGCACTCGCAATGATGCGCCGATATCAAAGGGGTCTTCGTGATCTCAATGAATCTTTGGTTTACAATTCTGATCCGATTAAGGATGAGGCTGAAATCCCTTTGACAGTGTTTTCAACCAATCGTGCATTGCAACAACGATACAAAGATTCCGAGTTTTTCGAGCAACAACAAGTTGTCAAAATGACAACCCCAGATGGTCAGACTCAAGAAATTGTTATTCCACCCAACGTGAAGGTGGATTCGTTCATTAGTGACTATCGATTTGCAAATGGTCAGTTGGTCGATGATCTAGGCAACGTGATTTCGCTTGGGCCTGATATTCCGCTTCAGGCAATGCCTGACGGGACTTCTCTTAGCGTTGATACGCGCATTGCTAGGAATGCAGATGGATCCCCTCGCATTATTTCCCCAAGGGAATCTAAGCGTAGAGCAAAGAAACGTGGAGAGGCAATCCGCAAGGCTATCGATGAAGCACCTGAAGATGGATCTGGAGTGAGATTAGAGGATACAGGGAACGGAAACTATCGGGGAACCCTTTCACCAACACAAGTTGATGCAATCAATGCATTGCCAAACGACCTTGTTGCTCCATCACTTAAACGTAAGATTGCTTTCTTTAATGAAATCTTGGGCCGAAAAGATGGAAGTATTGTAGAGATCGAATACCAAGCTGCAATACGAGACAAAAAGTATCGTGCATTGCAACCACAAATGAGAACCGAAATCCCATTTGGTTTTCAATTCGATAAACAAGGAAACTTTTTAATGACAACGATGTCGATGTCACGGATGCACGACAAGGCTAATGCTTGGGCAGCAAAGCGTCCTCGCAACTTGAGGTTGTGGGGTGGAGATATGACCAAATTTTGGGACTCTGTGCGTCAATATCTTTATAACCACAAACAAGGCTTGCAGGGGCATATTGGCCTTAATCCAGACCCTGAGATAGCAATGGAAATGAAGAATAGGATCAACGATCTATTCAATGTCTATCGAAAGGAAACCCGCGATGCGAATCCAGAACGCACTACCTTGCCTAAACGAAAGGGACAAGATAGCAGGGACGTAGTTATTCGTTCCAGACGCATGGATAGAATTAATTCCTACGATGAAACTGCATTGGCAAAGATGCCATTTAGTTACGAGTTGGCAGTTAAAAATTATCTTCCAGCAGAAAATCCCCTTGCCGAATTGCAGAGTCCAGAGCAATTCGCTCAAGCAATGGAAATTGACACGGAGATAGCAAGACTAGCAGCGCAAGGCAATGTTGAACCATTGGAGTTACAATTGCATCAGCAAGATCTATTGCATCCTGCCGAGTACATTGATGTAGAAAATGGAAAGTTGCGCGTTCGATCCATGTTTGATCCAACTCAAGCTATATTTGATCCAATGGAAAGCGAACCAGAGGTATCAGTATCGGCAACTCAATTCATGCCAGCAGAAACGGAACGCTATCCAACCTCCGAGCGTGGAATGTACTCAGGTCTACAAAAGACCATCGACGAGAAAGTCACGGGTAAATTTGCGTCTCCAGATCAACTAAAGGCAATTGTCAATAACCCACAGAATGCAAAGGCCGAGGAACTGAAATGGTCTGGAGTGCTTGGTGAGATTGATCGTCTTGCAGCGGAGAACCAAGGCAAGGTTCCAAAAGACAAGGTTATGGATTACCTTCGCAATGAAGGTGCTGTTAAGTTTGAAGAGGTGACACTTGGTGGAAAGGAAGCATTTGATCAGAATAGGTTGAATCAACTTGAGGCTGAATATAGAAACCTCAAAGATCACCCAATTGATGACCCATCATTCGGAGAGGATAAGTACGATGAGTTGATCAAATTAATGAATATTAGGGATCAAAGCACAACTGACACTCTATACAATGAAGCAGAGAGAGTGATGAAGTTGGCTCAACAAGCTCAAAGACGTGGGGACAAAAAGACCGCTGAAAAGTATTTTCGAGAAAACGAGTTTTTAAATACGCGAGCAGAGAAGCTGGATTTACAAGGACAAGGTTTAGCTAATCCTCCAAGATTTGCAGGGCTGCAACTCCCCGGTGGCGCAAACTACCGCGAGGTGGTTATGACGATGCCTCCGACAGCAAGCGAGTTTTCTCAATTGCTTAAAAAGCTAAAAGAAAAGTATGGTGAATACTATGCAGTTAATAGAACAGAGGAAGAACAAGCGCAACTTGAAGCGGCAAGAAACATACCAAGTCAGATTTACACCTCCTCCCACTTCCCAGACACACCCAACTATGTAGCGCATATGCGTCTCAACGAGCGTACTGACGCACAGGGTAACGATGGGTTGTTTGTTGAGGAATGGCAGTCTGACAGGCATCAGGCTGGAAGGGAGAAGGGGTATGCACTAACAGAGTCTGAACGATCTGAAATAAAAGCACTTGAAGAAAAGGCAAAGTCAGAAGGTGGAGTTGTTCGATTTAACGCAGAAGATAAAGCAAGGTGGAACGAGTTAGGCGCAAAATTTGAAGGCGAAGGCATCCCAGACGCACCATTCCGCAAAGACTGGTCTATCCAACTCTTCAAACGCGCATTGCGAGATGCCGTGGAGTCAGACAAGAAGTGGATTGGTTGGACTACTGGTGATACGCAAGCGGAACGCTATGACTTGAGCAAACAAGTAGATGCTATTGATTATTCAATTGACGAAGATGGTCTTTATTCAGCGTCTGCCATAAAAGGCAAGAATGAAGTATTTTCAAAAGAGGGAATGGAACTCTCTGAAGTAGAGGCAACATTCGGCAAAGAACTTGCACAAAAAATGCAAGAAAACAAAGGTAAGAAGCAAGAAACAGAGGATGGTGACGAATATCACTCACTATCTGGACTTGATCTTAAAGTCGGTGGCGAAGGAATGAAGGGATTCTACGATCAAATCCTTCCTAAAGAGGTTGGCAAGTATGTGTCAAAAATGGGTGGCAAGGTTGAGAAGGTTGACTCTGGCATTATGCAAAAAGGGCCAGACATTGACAAGGGTGGTTACACTATCCCTTCCATGAAGGATACCCCAATCTGGCGTGTAAACATCACTCCCGAAATGGCAGGTAAAGTGAGAGGTGGTCAGTTGCAGTTCATGCCAGCAGAGCAACCCACCAAATACGAACCAATCTCTGCGCGTATACGCCCCCTAGAAGGCATATCCGCACCAACCAAGGTGGTTGGCGCGAAGGCACTCTCGCTGGGCGAAATTGAGCCTCCTGTGCGGGGAAAGGCTATGCTGCCAGATATGGAGTTGAAACCTGATATCTCAGAAAAAAGCATACAATCTTCTGACATAACTAGCTTGCAGTTCATGCCAGCGGAGAGAGAAGAAAAAACCAAAAAAAACAAAGATTCATTAAAATTAAAAATGACAAAAAAAGCACTTACTGATGCTGCTTTGAGTCAAGAATCATGGAGAGATTGGTATAAAGAACATCAGGAAGTTT